ATAAAGACTATATTCATGTGCAACTTCTCGCAATGCTTGTTCAAAAGACTTTTGTTCTTGAACTCCTCTAGCTTTGATATAATCATTGAGGCCAAGGCATAAATCTACTATCTTCTGGACAGCCTTACCCCCTTCCATCTTAGCAGAACTTGGGTATCCTATCTTTAAATGATGGTCTATGAATAGTTTTAAGCAGTAATCATCAAGTGGTTGTGTACCACCTGATGCACTTACATGCATAGCTCGTGAACCATATTCTTTTCTATAATCTGGTATCATTATTTTCTCCTTCCTTTAGTATGGATAACATACCTATTGACAATATGTCAAATAGTTATTATGGATTATTTATTAACAAAAAAAAGGACAATGAAATGGAAAACAAAGACGCATATAAAATGGCTAGAAATACTGACCCTGATACATCTATAGATGCAGCTATATCAATAGACCCAACTAAGATGGAAAAGATTGTTTTGGAAGCGGTTTCACAATTTCGTGAACGAGGTGCTACGATGTCTGAGATTGAAAGAATGTTGGTAACAATACATCCAGCAAGTATATCACCACGATTCAAACCTTTGATTGAAAAAGGATTGATAAAAGTAGATGATAGAACGCGCAAGAGTGTACGGTCTAATCGCCAACAACGTATTCATTGGGCCACAGAATTTTATAATGAAGATTCTTGATTTATTTTCTGGTATTGGTGGGTTTTCATATGCAGCAGAACGATTAGTGGGTGGTTTTGAGACAGTTGCTTTTTGTGAACAGGATGAGTTTTGCAAAAAGATATTACATAAACATTGGCCCACCATACCTATTATAAATGATGTTAAGGAGTTAGCTGACAATGCAGATGAGTTTCGAGGGATTGTGGACATCGTATGCGGAGGATTCCCCTGCCAACCAGTATCAGTTGCAGGATTACAAAGAGCAGACCAAGATGATAGGTATCTCTGGGAAGAAATGTTTAGAGTTATACAAGGTTGTCAACCGAAATGGGTCATTGCAGAGAATGTTACAGGTCTTATTAACATCAAAGGGGGTGTTTTATTCGAGTCGGTGCAAGCTGATTTGGAAAGCGAAGGTTACTCCGTACAATCGGTTGTACTTCCAGCTGCAAGTAAAAACGCACCCCATCGAAGAGATAGAGTCTGGATTATTGCCCACACCAGACTCAAACATGGGTTCGCGAGGAACGCAACCGAATTGGACAAAGAGCAGACCGAGTGGGCATCACGCACAATACACCCTGAATCAAGCGGTGAGAGACAATCCGATTCTACCGACACCGACAGCCAGAGATTACAAAGACAACGGAAAAAGTCCAGCAGAGCTAAGAAGAAACAGCATTACTCTTGCAACGAAAGCTGGGGGTCAACTGAATCCAGGATTCGTAGAGTGGATGATGGGATACCCTCGCGGTTGGACAGATTTGACGGATGGGATAGAGAGCCAGAAGACATCCCCAGAGTAGCGACAGGCATAAAAAACAGAACAGAAAGATTAAAATCTTTAGGTAATAGTATAGTGCCGCAAGTAGTGGCAGAAATATTTAGAGCAATAAAGGAGACAGAACAATGAAATTAGATGAACATATAAAAAAGCGTGGTATCTCTCGCAGATATTTTGCAAAGATAGCCAAGCTAGACCCAAGTGCAATAACATTATTGATACAAGGTAAACGCAAGCCAAAGCAAGAGACTATCATAAAAATATTCATAGCGAGTAAGGGTGAAGTTACAGCGGATGATTTCTACCATGCCTAACAGTCGCAACAAAGGAGCTTCATTTGAAAGAGAGGTTGCAAACTATTTAAAACTGCACCTCTCTCTTAAGGATATCAAAAGAGATATCGAACAATACCGCACTGCTGATAGAGGTGACCTACTTGGGGTAAATGGATGGACTATCGAATGCAAGCGATATAAGCGTCCTCAGTCCAGTGTAGGCATTTATCGCAAGGAGTGGTGGGAGCAAGTGGTAAAGGCTTCTGAGAAGGCTAATAACAAGCCTGTACTTATATTTAAGTTCGACCATCAACCTATCCGCTGCGCTCTCTATCTAAAACATATTAATAAAAGATTTAAGGGCAATGATGTAGCGATTGTTACCCTAGAAAGTTTCGTAAAGCTCCTCTCTCTCTAGGTCTTGCGTGTCAACATTAAATGTGATATTGAATAATTTCATTGTCTACGCGAGTGCATACATTGAATCACGCGTGCCTTTCTCAAATAAGTGTTCTGCGTCCCATCCAAGGGAAAGCAGGACGCTTATTTAAGAGCATATATAATAATAAGAACGCGAAACACATATATGCATCACGCGTTCTATAGCCTATTGTCATGTTGGTTCTCCTCTATAATATTAACGGTTGAGATAAATTTTCTAAAATCATAAGTATTGGGGTAACTTAACCATTGCTGTAATTGATTTATTACTGATTTTTTTTCGGACGTTGCATCGCTCCAAAAACCAAACTGTTGTTCGTCTAATTCAACTTCAATTTTAATTTTCATTTTATTATTCCTTTAAATTAATAAACTTTTCTGCTTCTATAGATTATTTTGGTTCTGATTTTAGAGCTTGCATAGCAAGCACTATAGCTTTTGGTATAGGATAGTAACCATGCTCATAGTTAAATATAGTTTGCCTGGTTAACTCAAGTTTCTCTGCAAGTTGTATCCTAGTAAAGCCAAGTGCCTCTCTCTCTTTCATAAATTCTTTTTTAGTCATACTCTACCTCGTAATCTATGCTTGTTAAATATAGTTTTGGATCTTGAGATATTGCTATTTCTGCATACTCAGCTGCAACCTCTTTATTACTAGCAGTGATGTTCACTTTATATGTTTGATAAAATGTTACTGTAAAACTTTCCTCAGTCATTGTCTCAACCTCTTCTTTCTATACAGCTATTTATAAAATAATTTTACACACTCAATCATTCGCTGTTCGAGTTCTTTAGTGCTTTGAATGTTATCTTGAACAGCACTTATACATCTATCTAAACATTTTTTCTCTTCTGAGTGCGTAAGTTTCTTTGATTGAATCTTTAAATCACTCATAGCTTTTTGATGTATATTCATTAAGTTATCGATGCCCTCATAAATCTTTTTAGCTACGATAACATTGTCACCTGGATACCATTTGTTTTGAATAATTCGATTATACGCTTGTGTATATTCATCATCAGCTACTTCTAATTGTTCTGGTGTACAGCGCACTCGATGAGCTATTTTTTTAATTGTTTTACGAACTTCATAGCCATCCTCAGCAATGTCTAAAAGGTGTTCTGGATACTGAGCTAATGAGTAAGTTTGTTTTGGAATTGGGTTTTGTATAATCATTGTTTTTTCCTCTCTCTCTATCAAGTTAATATAAATACAAACACCATCATTAAATAAAACGTAATGAATAATAATGCTGTTGTTATAAATTCAAAAAATATTTGCCATTTACTCATTGTTTCTAATTCCTCTCTTAGTATTTCTTGATTTTCTCAACAATGGTATCAACACCATTATTAGGCTTATAACATAGCATGCAATCGATGCATTTTTGACCAGTGCAATTTTGTTTATCTGTAAATTTATCAGCCTCAACATTATTAAATGAGCGATCGAAGTGTTGCGGCACTTTTTGCAAAATATGATTAGTTTTGGGATTGCTATAAATAAGAATTAGATTGCTAGGCTTTTTACGTTGATTGAAAAACGGTTTAATAATATCCGTTCTCTTTGTCCACAAAGCAAAATTGCAATGTGGGTTATGTTCTGCAATTCTGCATAAATTCTCTATATGCGTAAACTTATCATATTGGTTTATAGTCTCACCAGTTTCAGGATTAACTAGCTCGGTTAATAACTCACCATGCGCATGGAATCGGTGAAAAGCTGCAAGTATTGTTGGCAATTCATTTGCATTCAATATGCGTTCAGCTAGAAACTCATTCCTATCTAAAGATGGTTTCATATTTTTACGCATGCCATTCAGCATTGATTGGCTATAACATACACCGCAAATATCAACGACTTTACCAGCTTTTTCGTTCTTAATCTTGGCTTGTGTGTAACGGTCGTAACAATATTTATTTGTTGTTGTGTTATTACTAACAGATTGGAAGCCAGTTAGCTTACCAGTTAGTTTTGATATATGCACTTGTTTGGGTATTGCGTTCATTGTCTTAATCCCTTGTTAGTTGTTCTTTAATTGTCATAGCCGCTGCATAGGTCGCAAGCTATCGCGTAAATTTCATCATTAGTAAGATTGAAAGAAATATATTTTTCAATTTCATAGTCATATAATGGGCATTGTAAAAAACCATAATAAGCAAACATTTCTTTTATTTGTTCCATTGTCTTATTCCTTTTTATTGTTTGTTATATTGTAATTTGTTCAACGTTTAATTGAACCTCGAAGCAATATGTTGATTGTAATAGTTTTAGATTGTTCAAATCAAAGCTCTTGCGACCAGCCAAAATAGCTAGGTTTTTTGTTGCCTCGCAATTCGGATAAAATAAGTCTTTCCCGTAAACTGTTTTCTTTGTAAAAAATAATGTTGTCATTGTCTTATCTCCTTTTATGTAAAGTTATTTAACAATAGATAATTTATTCTAAGCCTATTGTCAACACATACAAGTAAAATAATTTAACATTAATTATATGATAGCATATTTAGTGGTTGGTATTGCGTGTCAACACTATATATGGTATTAGTTACCTATTGTATTTAAGATGATAGCAGCTCGTGTTATATAGTGTGCTTTAAATAGAGTTATTTTTTGTGGTGTGTTTTGTATAATATTCATCAGACAGACAGTACAGTTTCATATGTGTATAGAACGCGATTGCCTACTGCCTAAGATATAGATTGCCTAGCCTATGGGGCTATATTTTAAGGCCATCACCCCCAGGCAGGCGCACCACTCTATATATGTGTTAAATACTACTATCAACCACACAGTCAGGAGTATCCATGCCTAGGAAGTTAGCTAAGAAGGAAGATATTATATTACGTATGGTAGGCGATGGTATAAGTGTAAGTGAGATATGTAGGGGTATGGGTATTAGTAGGAATACTTTTTATCAGTATTTAAATGATAATAAGGATATTAAGGATGCTTATGAGATAGCCAAGAGTAGTTTTTCTTCTGAGTTTAGAAGTAACTATGAGGGTTTACTTGTAGGGGCTGTTACTGGTACTGCCAAGGTAGATGTTATGGCATTGAGGGAGATGGGAACGCACAGTAGGTGGTTAGAGTCTCATTGTAACTCTGAGGACTTTGGGGAAAAGTCTAAAGCTATGATGCAGCTAAAGACTGGTGATACTGAGATTAACATAGCTTGGATTACAGATGGCTCAGATAACGATACCTTATAAGCCTCGTGCGCCTCAAGCTGAGATGCATAACAGCCTAAGACGCTGGAATGTTTTAGTCATGCATAGGCGTTTTGGCAAGACTGTTTTTGCTGTTAATCATTTAATTAAAGAATGTCTGACTTGTCCATTGCCAAGACCTAGGGTTGCATTTATTGCTCCTACCTTTACACAAGCTAAGAGAATTGCATGGGATTATGTTAAGTATTATGCCAGTGTAATACCAGGCGTTGCTTTTAATGAAACTGAGTTAAGGGTTGATTTCCCCAATGGTTCTAGGTTGATGTTATTGTCTGCTGAGAATCCAGATGCACTTAGAGGTATTTATTTAGATTTAG